AAAAAGATGATACAAGCCATTAGAGATGGTGATTGGATTGAAGCAGGAAATCAGATGCAGGACTCAAGATGGTACAAGCAAGTAACAAATCGAGCAGACAGACTTATATCTCGAATGAAAGCAGTCGGCTTGAGTTAATAAAACAAAGGCAAAGAAAAAAACATATTAAAAATTTAATAGAGTTTTTTAAACCTAGAGAAAGAAAGTTTATAAAACATGGCTAGAAAACTTACAGAAAGACAACAAAAATTTATTGATGCATTATTTGCAGATGCAAATGGTAATATTAGAGATGCTAAAGTTATTGCAGGATATTCTCCTAATACAAATAACCAAGAAATAATACAGTCTTTAAAAGAAGAAATACTAGAAGCTACACAACTCTATATGGCAAGTAACGCTCCTAAAGCTGCAATGGCTATGGTAGAGGGATTATATGACCCAACAGAGTTAGGTATTAAAGATAAAATGGCTGCTGCAAAAGAATTATTAGATAGAACTGGATTAATTAAAACTGAAAAGGTACAAGTAGAATCTTCAGGAGGTGTTATGTTAATGCCTGCTAAACAAGTAGTAAAAGAAGAAGATGACTAGAATTTTAAAAAGACTAGTATCTCAATTAAAAAATAAAGGACATGATAATAAAAGTTCTTATGCAATAGCAACAAGTAAACTACAAAAGTCAGGCAATTTAAAAAAGGGAACTAATAAACCTACATTAAAAGGTGCAGTAGCAGGTAGAAAAACTCCTGCTCAAAGAGCTATAAAAAGAGCAGTTAAGCTATCAGGTAAATCTCCAAAAGCCTATAAGTATAATGCTAGAACAAATAGAGCTACTTTAAAAAAATGAGTAGAAGTTTAGGCAAATGGAAATTACCTCAACCTGCAGATATTAAAGAAGATAATGAATGGGTATCAATACCTCGTATAGCTAGAACAATACCGTTTGGTTATAAACAAGATAGTGAAGACCCTGATATTTTAAGACCTGTACCAACTGAATTAGATTTACTAGAAAAAGCTAGAAAGCATGTAAATCAATATTCCTATAGAGAAGTAGCTAATTGGCTAACAGCTAATACAGGCAGAAGCATTTCTCATATAGGTTTAAGAAAAAGATTAATGAATGAACGACGACGTAAGGACAAAGCTAAAAGCATCCGTCAGTGGGCAGAATATGCGGAAAAGGCAATCGCCAAAGCGCATCAAATCGAAACCGAAAGAACAGGTGCAAATAAAAGAACAGTCGCTACAGAATCATAGTACATTAGAGTCTATACAAGAAGAAGAAGCTAATGTATTATTTAAACCAAATGAAGGACCTCAAACTGATTTTCTAGCAGCTTCTGAAAGAGAAGTGTTATACGGTGGTTCTGCAGGAGGTGGTAAAAGTTATGCTATGTTAGCAGACCCTTTAAGATATATGGGTCATCCACAATTTAGTGGGTTGTTACTTAGACATACAACAGAAGAACTTAGAGAGCTTATATTTAAATCTCAAGAGTTATATCCACAAATTTGGAAAGGTATCAAATGGTACGAAAGAAAAATGCAGTGGGTAGCACCGTCAGGTGCAAGGCTATGGATGTCATATCTTGATAGAGATGAAGACGTTATGCGTTATCAAGGTTTAGCATTTAGTTGGATAGGTTTTGATGAATTAACACAATGGTCTAGTCCTTTTGCTTGGAATTATATGCGTTCACGTTTACGTTCTACAGCAGGTGATTTACCAATATTCATGAGAGCTACAACAAACCCAGGGGGTGTAGGACATCATTGGGTTAAAAAAATGTTTATTGACCCTGCTCCATATGGAAAGGCATTTAGTGCAACAGACATTGAAACAGGAGAAGTCCTTAAATATCCATCAGGACATTCTAAAGCAGGCAAATCTTTATTCAAGAGGAGATTTATTCCTGCAAGATTATCTGACAATCCATACCTCTCACAAAGTGGAGACTACGAAGCAATGCTTCTTTCCCTTCCTGAACAACAAAGAAGACAGTTACTTGAAGGGGACTGGGATATTAAAGAAGGTGCAGCATTTACTGAGTTTGACAGGAATGTACACGTTATTGAGCCTTATAGTATCCCTAATAATTGGGTTAAGTTCCGTGCTTGTGATTATGGTTATGGTAGTTACTCAGGAGTTATTTGGTTTGCTGTATCGCCTGCTGAACAACTTGTGGTCTATCGTGAATTATATGTATCAAAAGTTTTGGCTACAGACTTAGCTGACATGGTATTAGAAGCTGAAGCAGGAGACGGTAATATTAAGTATGGTGTATTGGACTCAAGTTTGTGGCATAAAAGAGGTGATACAGGTCCTTCACTAGCAGAACAAATGATTACTAGAGGATGTCGTTGGAGACCTTCTGATAGAAGTAAAGGTTCAAGAGTAGCAGGTAAAAACGAAGTACATAGAAGATTACAGATAGACGAGTTTACAGAAGAACCTAGATTAGTATTTTTTAACACATGCACTAATATAGTGTCACAATTACCATCAATACCTTTAGATAAGAAAAACCCTGAAGATGTTGATACAAAAGCAGAAGACCACTTATACGACGCATTAAGATATGGGATTATGTCAAGACCTAGATTTAGTATATTTGATTATGACCCACATGGAAAACCATCAAGTAGTATGCCAATAGCAGATTCTACATTTGGTTATTAAGGAAAATATATGGCTGAAGAACAAGAAATGGATATAAATGATAATGCAGTAGCATTAGATGATACAGAAACTCCTGAGGATTTTCAAACTAAATCTGTAGTTGACTATATAAATGAAAGATATAAAAAATCAGATGACTATAGACAACAAGATGAAGATAGATGGTTAAGAGCGTATAGAAACTACAGAGGTATATATGGACCTGATGTTCAGTTTACAGAAGCTGAAAAATCTAGGGTATTTAT